CAGCTCGCCACTGCACGCCGCTCGCTAAATTTGCTTTTTCTCGACTGGGCCAATCGCGGATTGAACCTGTGGACAATTGAAGAGGCTACTTATACTCTGGCTCAGGGCGACAATGAGATCAGCCTCTCGACAGACACGGTCAATGTGTTGGAAGCCATCATTCGTCAGAACAACCAAGGCGTTAACACTGATGTTTACATTGAGCGCATCAGTCGGGAAGATTGGTTGAACGTCCCCGACAAGACGTCGCAGGCGCGCCCTGCGCAGTTTTACGTACAGCGGACGAACACACCCAAGGTGTTTTTTTACCCGGCAGCGGATCAGACCTACACTTTTGTGTACTATCGCATCCGTCGCATTCAAGACGCGGGCGATTACACGAACGTAACGGACATTAACTTTCGTTTTTTGCCTTGCCTGGCATCGGGCCTGGCCTATTATTTGTCCCTAAAGTTTGCAGCCGACCGCACAGCGGCATTGAAGGCCATCTACGAGGAAGACTTCAACCGCGCGGCGATGGAAGACCGGGACACGGCCAGTGTGCAGTTTGTCCCGGATTTAGGGGTGTAGCATGGCCTACGCTTCTGGAAAGTTTGCGCTTGCGCTGTGTGATTTCTGCGGCCAGCGGTATCCGTACAATCTGCTTCGTAAGAACTGGGAAGGCTACATGGTCTGCCCAGACGATTACGAGCCAAAAGAGCCGCAGCTTGAGCCCCTGCGGTACCGTGGAGATGCGATTGCGTTGCGTAATCCTCGCCCGGATCGCATAGAGCCTGTGTCCGTGTTTGTTGGTGCGCCAGGGTTTTCTGCCTTTCAGAGCTTTGGAAGCGCGCGAAATACCAACGATATGCGGCCCTACATTGTAGGCCAGGCGCTCATTGCGCAGGGCGTCGTTGGTTCAGTGACCGTGAGCACATCATGACCTACGACGAGCTTGTTACTAACATCCGAAACTATACCGAGGTGGGGAGTAATGTCTTCACTGCTGCGGTAATCAACACATTTATCACGATGGCGGAGAACCAAATTCTCCGCGAGATTGATTTGGACGTGTTCAAGCTGGAGGTGGCTGGCAACCTGACGTTTGCTAACAGGTTCTTGGCTGCCCCTAGTGACATTTTGACGCATCGATACCTGATGATTACCTCGGGTAGCGAGCAGGTGTTCTTGGACTTCCGTGACACCTCCTTTATGAAGGAGTATTGGCCAGGAGTTACGCTAACTGCGGGAAGTTTTAGTGTAGGTACGACGTATACAATTGTTACGGTAGGCAACACTAATTTTACTTTAATTGGAGCCTCTGCCAATACAGTAGGGGTCACGTTTACTGCAACAGGTGTAGGCACAGGAACCGGGACCGCCACGCCCTCTGGAGTACCTAAATATTACTCTGTGTGGGATCAAAATACTTTTTATGTGGCTCCAACACCTTCCTCGTCCTACAACGTGGAGCTGGGCTACATCTACCGCCCTGCGCAGCTCTCGTCGGCCAATCCTACGACGTGGATCAGCAACAACGCCCCCGAGGCATTGCTCTATGCCTGTTTGATTCAGGCCTATAGCTATACCAAGGGGCCTGCTGAGATGCTGACGTATTTCCGTCAAGCGTACAAAGAGGCGCTGCAGGGTCTGGGTATCGAGCAACAAGGCCGCCGTCGCCGCGACGAGTATCGCGATGGCATGATGCGCGTGCCAGTTAAATCGGAGTCACCCGGACCATGATCAGCGTTTCTTCCCCCGTTCTTGTTGGTGGTGTGCAGGTGGAAACCACGCACGCTCGCGGCTGGTCCTCAGAAGAGCTTGCGCAGCGCGCAGTCGACAAAATCATCTATGTTGGAGACCAGTCTCACCCTGCTGTGCGCGAACAAGCGCGAGCGTTCAAGGAGTCTGTTAAACACGTGGTTGCCTTCTATCTGAAGGAGGCCGTTGAACAGGACCGTGCAACAATCGCTCATCGTCTGCGCGAGGCGGGATACCCAGACCTGGTCTACCTGTTAGGAGATTAAAAATGGCGTTCTCTGGAAATTTCATGTGCACCAGCTTCAAAGTGGAGCTGATGAAGGCCGTGCACAACTTTACGACCAGCACGGGCAACACATTCAAGCTGGCGCTGTACGACAACAGTGCGTCGTTTACGGCAGCAACCACGGCCTACACCGCCTCAAACGAGGTGACCAACTCTGGCACGTACTCGGCCGGTGGCGGTGCGTTGACCAACGTCACGCCCACCAGCTCGGGCACGACGGCGTTCACGGACTTCGCTGACCTGTCGTTTACGTCGGCGACCATCACCGCTTTTGGTGCATTGATCTACAACGACACGGCAGCGGGGGACCCTGCTGTTTGTGTTCTGGACTTTGGCGGGGCCAAAACCTCGACCAACGGTACGTTCACGATCATCTTTCCGACCGCTGACTCGACCAGTGCGATCATCCGCATTGCGTAAGGAGCGCAGGTGGCAGATGCAACCGTTGCGTTCCAAGGATGGAATGCCTCTGGTGTAGGCTGGGGCGAGCAGCCCTGGGGCGAGGGCGTTCTTGATATCAAGGCCACCGGGGCTGTAGGTTCTGTTCAAGTGACCGCTGATGCGGTCGTTTCGCTCTTTGGGGTCTCCGCAACCGCGCAGCTTGATCAGGTCCAGGTGGCTGCCTCCGCCGTGGTTACGCTGACCGGCGTAGGCGCTATTGGCCAAGTGGGTCAGGTGGCCATGACAGGGGACGCCAACGTCACCCTGACCGGTGTGCAGGGCACGACAGCCCTGGGCAGTGTCACTGTGGCCGCCAATGCCGACGTGTTTGTCACGAGCGTCAGCGCCACGGGCCAGGTCGGCAGCGTCACTATCACGTCTGATGCTAACGTCACCCTGACCGGTGTTGCAGCCACAATGGCCGTGGGCACCGTTGTGGTCAATGCCAGCGGCAATGTTAACGTCACGGGCCTGCAGGCCACGGCCAGTGTGGGCAGCGTCACTGTTGCGGCAAACTCGGATGTTTATGTCACCGGTGTCTCCGCACAGGGCCAGGTAGGTTCGGTGCTTGTCTGGGGCGTGATTGATGACAACCAAAACCCCAACTGGCAGAATGTCGATGACTCCCAAGCGCAAAATTGGGTGGTTGTCGATGACGGCAACACTGTGACTTGGACACAGGTCACCACGTAAAGGAAAGAGAACATGCCAGGAAGCACTTACTCTACCAACTTGAAGATCGAGCTGATGGCCACCGGAGAAAATTCCGGTACCTGGGGCACGATCACCAATACCAACCTGGGAACAGCGCTGGAGCAGGCGATTGTCGGTTACGGCAACCCCAATTATGTTTCCGACGCCAACCTGACGATCAGTCTCACCAACAGCAACTCGGCCCAGGCTGCGCGCGCGTTGGTACTCAACGTCACCTCGGGGGTCAGCCTGACGGCGACGCGCGAACTGGTGGTTCCGACCACTGAGAAGCAGTACATCGTCCAGAACAACACCACGGGCTCGCAGAGCATCACCGTCAAGACCTCGGCTGGCACCGGCATCACGGTGCCCAACGGCCGCAAGGCGCACTTGTACGTGGATGGCACAAACGTCATTCAGATGTTTGACTTCGTCGACATCAACGGCGGCACGATTGATGGTGCTACGGTCGGTGCAAGCAGCGCGTCCACGGGCGCGTTCACCACCCTGTCGGCCAGCAGCACCACTACCTTGTCAGGCCTGACCGCATCAACGGCGCTGGCTCTGGATGCCAGTAAAAATGTGACCAGCGTCACAAATACCGGCACCGGCAACAATGTGCTGGCAACGTCTCCGACTCTTGTGACCCCCGCACTTGGAACACCTTCCTCCGGCACCTTGACAAGCTGCACAGGGCTACCAATATCAACAGGGGTATCTGGTCTTGGTACTGGTGTGGCTACATTCCTGGCAACTCCATCCTCTGCAAATTTAGCGTCAGCCGTTACGGATGAAACGGGTTCTGGTGCTTTGGTTTTTGCGGCTTCACCCACGCTCACGGGAACTGTGTCGGCGGCAGCGGCAACGCTGTCTGGGAACCTGACGCTCAACGGCGGCACAGCCAACGGCGTGTTGTTTTTGAATGGCAGCAAGGTAGCGACATCTGGTAGTGCGCTGACGTTTGATGGGACGAATTTGGGTGTTGGAGGCTCTGGATTTTCTGGGTCGCCAAAACTTGCGACAACTGGAGCAGGCGATCAAGAAGTACAG